TCATAGCACGGATGTCACCGTTGACACAGGCCTTTGTCATCTCATGCAAGATGTCAAAACGCTCACGAATACGTGTCATGATTTGTTCTTCTGTCTCTGCCTCCGCTTGGGGCTTGGCAAATGCCACTGTATTTTCTTTGCTCACTGCATCTCCATTGACATACTCGATGTCGCTAATGTTGTTGACTTTGATACGGATGGTGTCGGGGCAGTTGGGAAATGCACCGTTGTTTTCTACTGTCACAAAATTACCTTTGGCACCAGATTGAAAACCTGACACAAGATTGAAAGCGATATTGCGAACGGGTTTGTTGCGATACACACCTTTAATAACACGAATTGCACTCATTGTTGGCTCCTTTGAAATGCGGTTGTTTACTGTTTATGTCTCTATTATAGCAAAAGATGGATTATTGGTCAACCGGGGCAAACATCTCTTGGCCTAGTTGCATAAAAACAACAAACGCCTTCATTGTGTTTTCGCCGTACATCATGCGACCATGTTTTTGAATGTCTTGCAGTGTTTCCAACAGGCCCATGCCCTGAAAGTCTGCTTCATTTTGAATTTGTTTGATTGCTGTTTCAATTTTCATTGCTGGCTCCTTTTTGCTTTGTATGCCATTATTATAGCATTTTGGGAATTATCGGTCAAGTACTACCAAAGTATTACTTTTTGAACTGTTCAAAGAAGCGGGTGTTGATAATGTCCATTTCGTCCTGCTCCACGTAGAAGTCAGTAGTAGGATCGTAGTACTGGCCCTGTTTGTTGTCATAATACAACACACGACCTGAGAAGTTGAACGGGCCTTCCAGTCCCTTGCGAGCACTGTATTTGTCACGCATGATGTCTATGGTGTCAACTACACGATATCCCATTGTTGGCTCCTTAAACAAGTTCTATTTCTTCGATTTCGTAGACTACATCTGCCCGGTCCTGGCCGTCTTCTTCCCAGCCCACCAGCAGTTCCTCTACCAGTGCCTTTGCCTGCTCGGGTGTGCTACATGCACCCATATTATAAAACTCATCTTCTCTATCGCCCCAACCTTGCACTTGCACGATATACATTTTTCTCATTGCTGACTCCTTTTTGCTTTGTATGCCATTATTATAGCAAAAAGGTTATTTCTGGTCAAGTACTACCAAAGTATTACCTAACACCAGTTGTTTGCAATCACAGGATCAGCAGTGCATTCGTGTGGTTTGGGCTTTCCGTGAAATACTAATATGCTGGTATCACCACCAATGTATGCGTTGGAACCTGAGCCAGGTGCATTGGGTTTTCGTGTGGAAAAATTGTAACCGCCGTCTCTTACTTGCCATCGCCAACTTTGTAAATGTTGTTGATCAAAATGTCTGCGTTGATTGGGATCAATGGCCACCTCCAGGTAATCTTGATCTCCAGGATATTTTACAACTGTTCTGTTGATGTCTAATTGATCAAACTCGTGCCATACATGGGCAAACTTTGAAACGTTCCACCACATTACACTGCTGTTCATGCCCGAATAACTTTTGCGTTGAAGATACCTAAAGTCTCTAATGGTCCAAAAGCATTCTGTACTCAACGCTGGGATCCAACTCAAATCATTTATGATCACACAGTCAAGGTCAAAGTACAACAAATTGCCCGAGTAGTGTTCAGGGTTGAACAACTGCATTTTGTACCACCATTCGCGTTTGGGTCCCGAAATGCCTGGCCATTCTTTTACAGCGTGTTTGATCATGTGTGGTGGCACTGATCTATCCTGCTCGGTGTACACATGAAAACGTATGCCATCAGGCAAATGTCTTGTCAACATATTGTACAGTTTTTCCACATACACCCAGTCGTAGCCAGTGCCATGTATCACACATGCACAATCAGTTATGTTGTCAAGGCGGGGGCGATTCTTTTTAGCCATAGTCCTTCTCTTAGTTCTTCAACAGTGTATTCAGTGTGGCATATTTTTGCCAACCACAGTTCTCTATCTATCGTGTAAGGTTGTTCAATGTCAGGCATACCCACTGCAACAGGGTATGCCAGACTACTGTGGGCTACAATGGGTCTGCATCCTGCAATACCTGCTTGTATGCCCGGTCCTGAATTGTGATTCACAACTGCATGGCAGTTGAAGTGCATGTCAAAACTGTCGTAAGTGTTAGCCACGGGTCTAGCAACTTCCATTGTGGTATTCTCAGGCATGTATGGCATTCGCAGTGGACTACGTGGATGTGCTCGTATGCATATGGGACGATCAGTTGAGTTGCGTAGTTGTTGAACTTGCATCAACACCCACGATTCCATGCTGCCTATGCCAGCAACTTGCAAACTGTTTCTGTGCTGTGCGGCAATGATGATTTCTGGTCGTGGATTAACTTGTGTGGCTAGACTTATTTGTAACTTTTTAGGGCGACTCATATCCAGATTGTGCTCATGTCCGTAATAGCCATCCCTGGTGATGTGATTTACTGCCAGTTTCCAAGTCTGTCCACGATACAATGCACCGATGTCTATCACAATCACAGGTTTATTTTGTTTGCGGTAGTGCTCATACACTGCTTGATTGGTTTTCATTCTGCCGTGCCACAACACTGACCAAATCACTGCGGCATCTGCAGTCATGGAATTCTCTTGTGTTTGTATGCCTGCGGATTGGCAACAATCTAAGAAGGCACTCATCACAGGCCGGCTGTTCATGGCACATTGGGCAGGAAAATAGGCTATGGATTTGATCACTGTAAATACGCTTATGAAATACACTGTAGTTACCACTTTTAACGCTGAAGGTTACAAGACTTACGGCCGCCGCATGATCGAAACTTTTTTGCAAACATGGCCCCGAGATATACTGCTCAAAGTATACGCTGAGGGCTGCACTGTTACCGAAACTGCACCTAACTTGCAAGTGCTGGACCTAGAGGGTGCAAGTGCAGACTTGGTTGCATTCAAAAACAAATGGCGTAATGTGCCCAAAGCCAATGGTGATATTGGTCCTGGAAGCGAACGCAAAGCATTCAAATGGCAAGCAGTGCGCTTTGCTCACAAAGTGTATGCCATATTCCATGCCGCCCGTCACTGCACTACAGATTGGTTGATTTGGATGGATGCAGACATGGTGTGTCATAGTCCAATCACTGTGCAAAAGATTTCCTCATTCTTTCCAGATGATAGAGAACTGTGTTATGCAGGCCGTAGCAACAAGTTTACCGAATGTGGATTGTACGGCATGAATTTGAAACGTGGCCCTGTACAAAAGTTCTTGGCAGAGTTCCAACGCATGTATGATGATGCTGACAACGGTATCTTTACGCTGAGCGAATGGCACGACAGCTATGTGTTTGACGATGTCAAAAATCGCAGTGGCCTGGCAGAGCTCAACTGGAGTGCAGGCCTAATCAACGGTGAAGGTCATCCGCTTATAAACTGTGAATGGGGTGCATACATTGACCATCTCAAAGGCAAACGCAAAGGCGATGGTCGTAGCAAACTCAAGGACCTTGTGGTCCGCCGCACTGAAAAATACTGGCAATGATATTTTTAAGCAAGAATGGCGATGACGAATACATTGACATGTATGCACATGGGCTCGGACTTGAGAGTACACCCTTAGAAACTTGGCGTTACGAAGACAGTGACGAGCCACTCATGCTACGTGGCATTATGAAACACAAAATCATCAAGCAGTGTTGGGCAGATGATAGACCATTTAGATACATGGACTCGGGCTATTTGGGCAATCGCCCTGGCCATAAAAATCCTCACGGTTGGAAACACTGGCATAGGATTGTTCCCAACAATTTACAACACGATCAAGTTATCCCACGACCTAGTGATCGCTGGAATCAACTCGGACTAGAAGTTGCCAATCGCCGACGTGGCAGTCATATATTGATTGTGGCACCTGACGAAAAGCCTTGCAAGTTTTACGACATAGAATTAGACACATGGTTGGCAGAAACTGTAGCCACAATCAAACAGCATACAGATCGACCCATTGTTGTACGTGAACGCAACAAAAGTCGCATGGATAGAAAGACCAATCGTGTAGAAAAAGCCTTAGACGATGTACATGCCGTGGTAACGTTCAACAGCATAGCAGGCACAGAAGCTGTCTTAGCAGGTGTGCCTGTGTTTGCCATGGCACCCAGCAATGCTGCTAGACCAGTGAGCAACACTGACTTGACCCGGATAGACAATCCGTGGTTTCCCGATCGTGATCAAATATTGGACTGGGCATATCATTTGGCGTATGGCCAGTTTCACATAGACGAATTCAAGAACGGACAAGCAGAAAAGATACTTAAACAAACAGAGGAGATATTAAGTGCATGAATTTCAAGGGTGGTGGTTCCCAGATGCTGAATCACACTTTCCAAAGATGTTGAAGAAAAGCATAGACAAAGGCGGACCTGCTGAGTACCAATATCAAGTTCGAGACCGTAGTATGACCTATGTTAAAAAACGTGGCATAGCCCTGGACATCGGTGCCAATGTGGGATTGTGGAGTCGCAGTCTTTGCAAAAATTTCAAAACTGTTGTTGCGTTTGAGCCAGTAGCCATGTTCAGAGAATGCCTAATACGAAATGTTGTTGCCAACAACCTGCAAATCAAAGACTTTGCATTGGGAGATACACGCACAACTGCCACCATGATCATAACAGAAGGCAATACTGGGCACACGCACATTGATCCTGCTACACTGGGCACAGGCGAAACTGAGGTATACAGACTGGATGATCTGGACTTGGACACAGTAGACTATATCAAAATGGACTGCGAAGGCTACGAGTATCGTATCTTGCAAGGTGCAGAGGCAACTATCAAAAGATGTAGACCTGTTGTTGTGGTAGAACAAAAGCCACATGATGCATATAGTAGCCAGTATGGACAACACGCTGCCATTGAACTCATGCAGAGTTGGGGCATGGTGCGGTTAGACCAAGTCAAGGATGATTGGATCATGGGGTGGAAGTAAAGTATGCATGGTCGCCAGCAGTCAAAGGGGATTTTGAAAAATGGACTTTGGAGCCGTGGCGGCGTAAGGGACTAAAAACATTTGATCTAATAGAAGATATTCCCGAAGATCATGTGCTGGTAGTAAGCCACTTTGCTCCGTGGTGGAGCCCTCTCAAAGAATGGATTGCCAACGAACGCCCTTGGATTGAAATAGAGTTTGGTTATTGGGGAGACAATGACCCCAGACGCAACACTCGACGGGTTACTTACTGTGGGCATCATAATCTCAATATGCAAACTCGACCTTGGCCTAGATCGCAGTTGTTTAACGAACCACGTGCCATGCACAATTGGCGTACTACACCTGGTCAATACATTGTAATTCCCAAGCCTGTAAAAGAAATACTAAAACAGAGAACTGGAGAAGACATTGTAGAATGGTGTGAAAAAATGGAAAGCACAGTCAGGCAATACTGGGACGGCGAGATTGTATGGCGAAACAAAGGCGGCAGCAAACCTGGACGTTGGAACAGTTTTGTACGATTGTTGGATGATGCACATGCTGTGGTAGGAGATCGGACCATGGCCTGTGTGGAGGCTTGTCTAATAGGCGTGCCTGCTTACACTATAGATCATAGCATGACCAGCTTGCTCATGGGGGGAGTAGAAAACTTGAGTAGCATACAACATCCCGATCGATCAGACTGGTGGGATCATATTTGCTGGAGTCAATTTCATATTTGGGAATTCACTGACTGTGGAAAGTCTGTGGCCGACTTGGTTGAATCGTACCAGATTCACAAATAAGGCAAAAACTTTTGATAAACACGGCCGGCTCGTGCATCCGCATCGCTCCAATGTGCGGCTGCCAAATCATACATCCATTGCTCTCTAGAGAATATTTCTGGAGTTTCAATCTTATTCACATCCTTGTTGGCCACTGACCAAGCCACACAACTGGAATCATCTGCAAACACAGGAATACCTTCACACACTGCTGCCACACTGGCACTGCTGTTGAAAAACACTGCCGAATGTGCGCCCTGCAAGTTGTCAATCAGTCGACTTTGAGTGGGCTCTAATATGACTACATTTTGTCTTTTGCCCATTTTGCTGTTGTACATAGCAAAGTCTGTCATGTTGTATTGACCTGGATGTGGTCGAACATAAATTTGTCTACTGCTCACTGATCTAATTTGATGTATTTTATCGTGCAACCAGGTCATTGGATCCAGAGTTTTCATTGCAAACCCACCGTCTCTTTGCATGCAAATCAAAACATGCCCGGCTTGATTGACTTGGGCTGGTTTTAACTGCACTCCCAAGGTGCGACTGATTTCCAACCATTTGGTAGCATCACTGTTGCGGTTGGCATACTCAGCACGGTCATAAAATGGACCGTTGAGACTGTATCGCAAGTAATTGCCATGATCATCAAGATACTTCCAACATGACGCATCTATGCACATGGTTTGAAAACCCAGCCTTCGCTGTTCAGGAATGATTTGTTTGCGCAGTGTGATGTTACGACCACCAGTGTTTGTGGTAGCCCACCCCAGCATCACAGCCAACCGACTGGGAGTATATTTGTGTTCCCATTCTACCTTGACTGTGTGTCCTGTTGCTCGCACTCCATCAGCAAAACTTTCCAGGCATTGTATTTTCCTAGAATGTTTTTGTGGATTAGCAACACTGCTAACGTAGACTACAACATCAACCACCCTGAAGGATTCTCCATGCTGTGCCGTCACGCATTTCTGCTTCAGTAAACTGACAATACGCCATGTGTGCTGCCCAACGTTCCACTTCATCCAGTGTGGGAACATAAGGTTCGTTGATAGCATCCAAGGTCTGACTGCACAGGGCTGCGGCTGCATTGGGTCCCAGTGTGATAGCAGGTTTGCCATTGAGCAAGGCTTCGCCTGCGGCAATACTGGAGAATGTGACCAGGCAATGTATGTCTTGTTCTAGTGCATGTGCCATTGAGTCGTCGCTGGTTCTGGCAGTGCGGCCAGGTTTGCGGCGAACAACAACTTCTCGATCTGTTTTACCAGCAAGTTCTTTAAGCACATTGTCCAGCCACTGTTCTAGATCAATGTCATACAAGTTTAACAACTTTTGACTGGGCGGTGCCAACAATATCTTGCTGCCACGATAGAACTTGCGTGGTTGAAATCCTGTTGCCCCTAGTCTGTCTCTGGGCCTGTCTATAATAGGTCCAAAGTTTTGCACATCATTTCTAGTCACACGATGAAATGTTTTCTTCTTGCCGTTGCCAAAATAACCTGTGTCTATGTAGTAAAAGTCTCTACCAGCTTCTTTGCAAGCTCTCATCTCTTTGCGTTTGGTAATGCCACGCAGGATAACCGGTGTCATTGACTTTTCACTCTTGCTCCAAGTGGTTATTTGTCCACCTGCACCTATGGTAAAACTTTGTAAGATAGGATCAAACATTTTTCCCTTTTCTGCGTATCTAAATTCACTGTCAATGGCATGCACCGCTTGATTATCCAATGCACGTATTTTTTCTGACAATGCTTCTATGCTCAATCCGTAGTAGTCGCCTGCTGGATCCACACGATACTTGATCAAATCTCTAAATAATTCAGCCAACTCCGGTGGCACCATATCCAATTCATGTCTCGGCAGCGGTGCTAGTTCTTGTTCATCGTCCATGTTGTGTTCTCTGTTCACAATAATCAGTTAGCAATCTTTCCTTGTGCCAATCTTCTGCAAAGTTGCCTGCATCAGCAAACTCATGAAAGCATGGTGTACCTAGCGTGTAGTGTACCAGTTTTGCCAAGGGATTCCATTCATACTCAACATCCAACCAGTTCCATTCTGGGGGCAGTTCACCAATGCGTTCATCTTCTAGCCAGGTGAATCTGTGCAGTTCTGCACCTGTTGATTTTTGCACGAACTCCGGTGTTAGTTTACGATTGGGAAAACTACTACAGTTCCACAATATCACACTTGACCAATTCTTGCGCGGATAGTCTTCGTTTTTGCTGCCAAGATACTTTTCAGTCATGCGTGTTTTGTAGTCATGTTTTACAACCATGACGTCTTTGTAAGGATTTTGTAACTTCCATAGTTCTACGACATCGCCACGCAAAATCATGTCACCGTCAATGAATATGGCCCATCCTGAGTAGTCCATCAAGTGTGGCACAAGAAAACGGCTGTAGATAAATTGATTGCTGCCATCAGTGTGTGTTTCATCATAGTCTCGGAACAAGTTCAATGCCACAGGAACGATGGCCACTGGCTGACTGGCATGTCTAATAATTGAGTTCACGCATGTATGATATGCAATAGCTTCTCTAGGATCATATCCTACAAATACTGGAATTGGTTTCATTTACGTTCAATATCATCTTCAACACAGCGTTCACCGTATTGTATTTCAATCAACTTCAAAGGTTGATCAGTTTCGTTACACAGTTGATGCCACTCATTGACTTTGATAAATGTGTGCTCATGCATGGTCAGTTGGCATTTGACTTCTTGATCAGTGCTGGCCTCATCCAATGTGTATACCGTGGCTTCGCCCTCAGCCACAAACCAAAACTCTGCACGACTATCGTGTCGTTGCATGCTCAAGCATGTTTTGGGCATCACAGTGAGTTCTTTTAATTTTGTATTAGCACCAACTTCGTGCAACACACGATAGTAACCCCAGGCACGATCAGTTTTGGGTGTTTTCCACTCTGTGAGAATCCACGAACTTGAATTCATCTTGTGCTCGCCGCCTACACCAAATTGAAAGTCCACATCATCAAATACCATTTCGGGACAGTTGACAGCAGTACGGTCACCACCATTGGCAAATATAAATTTGGTTCGAGGCACAGTATAATGTGCTCGGGCAACACGGATAGCATCTATGGATGTGTTGTCTGCATCATCAAATTCAATTACCTTGTCTACCATGCGTAGATTTTCGATGATGGCTCTTCGTTCGCTGGCAGACAAAAACGGTCGACCTTTTTTGCGTGTGAGCCAAGCGTCTGAATTAATACCAACCACAAGCCTATCTCCCAGTGCCCGAGCGGCTTCAAAATAGGCAATGTGCCCAGAATGTAGCGGATCAAAGCCGCCTGTGACAATTACAATTTTCATACAGATATTTATCTGCGTATATTTTGATGCTCAAGTATCAACCGCAGTTCAGGGCTGCCATTGGGATTTTTTACTGGGTTAGCAGTAAAGTTCACAGACTCTGACCATGTAATGTTGCACTGATCAAACTGTTGTTGTATTTTTTGCAGCCACCAGTCTGCATTTTCTATGATCAAGTGTGCATTGCGTCCGTCGGGCAAGCGTTTTTTTGCAGGATAACAAGCAATGATCAAGAAGGCTGCACGAGAAAACTTGCTTTGCATGAGCGTCAACGACTGATCTAATTGATCCGGTTCAAAGTGTTCTATCACATCACAACTGACCAGACAATCATAGGTGCCAGTAGGCACAACCATATAATCAGGATTGCCAGGATCATAGCCTCCCAGTTCTTGAATACTGGGGAAATCTTGTTCCACGCGGTTGAGAAGATTGCCATTTGCACACCCCCAATCTACTAGACTCCAAGGTTGGTATTTGGTTACAAAATTATGTACCAAGTCATACTTGGGCAAGAGTTCTTTGTACATTCCTGTCATAGTGTTATATATGATCGATGCACCAACCACCAGAATGCTACCCAGGCTTCAAAGAAGAACAGCAACAAAAAGATTTCCATCTCTGCCAAATCCCGTTGCCAGCGTTCTTCATCAGTCATGTTATACCGTGATGTCTTCCATGCCTGCTGTGCGCAGTCTTACCACGTGACCCATTTGCCACTGCTTGGTGTCTAGGCCTTTCATTATGCCCAACCAACGATTGCGTAGCAGTGCCACTTCGTTGATGATGGTTTCAAAGTCCACAACTTCTTCTTCACCGTCCACGTACTTTTCAGCATCACGTGCGGTCAAAGCACGAGCATACCCTTCAAGATACTTCTTGAAATGTCGAGTACGTATCTTTCTCAATTGAATATTGAGAAAGTTCAACACAGCTTCAATCTCTTGTAACTGGTTGAACCTATGCTCAGTTATGCCTGGCAAGGCAGTGATGTTCTTTTCCACCAAGCCGCCAATTTTGCAGTCACGCTTGGCATCTGTGAGTTCTGACTCAAAGTGTGCAATGAAGTCAGGTATGTTACTAAGATCTGCTACAACTTTACTGTACCACATGTGCGTTTACCCAATCTTTATATTCAATTTTAAATTATCAATTTCTTCTTTGAGACTTGTTAAGTCTGCCCAACTTCCTGGGTATCTTAAATCCAGCAGGAGTATTTTTAATTCTAAATATCTTCTGAATCGTTCTTTTAAAGTTAGCGTGGGATTAGACGATATATCAAAAAAATGAGTTGCATAATTTTCATTGTGTATTCCCAACTCGTGTTTCATGAGATCCAGTGGTGTATTTTTTAACAATACATAAGGATGTGCCAAGGTTACCCCAATTACAGTGTCATCTAATAGATATTTTTGATATCTTTTAAACATCTGTATATTGTCGTCATGATCTTCCAGCGTTTCGGTTGGATACGCAGTCATCATTAATAGTGCATTTTTAATCTTGTACTTTGAACACATTTCTAAATGATAGTCTATGTCTTGATTAGAAAACTTTTTACCAATATGTTCACGCACACGATTACTGCCTGACTCAATGCCAATTTGTATGTTGTTGCAGCCTGCGGCAGACATTTTTTGATATAGGTATTCATGATGTTGTGATTTAGGTCTAATAATAAACTGCCCTGAAAAAACAAGGTCTTCTAGTTGTTTATTTTTTGCCTTGAGATCAACTATTCGATCATTCAGATCTACAAATTGTTTTAATGATCCATTGATCAGACTGTCCGTGAACACAAACTGTTTGATGCCGGTTTCTTCAAAATGTTGTTTGATTTCTTGTACAATGTTTTCAGCACTGCGATATCTAAACTTTTTCCAGATATGCCCTACATCACAAAAACTGCATCGTCGTACACATCCTCGGCTGCCAGTTATGCCAATTGTGGGATTGATATTGATGCCTGGATTATAATTAGAAAAATTAATTTCTCGATATGTGGGGAATACACACCTATCTAAATTATCAATTTGCGGAGCCCAGGACTCACTAAGTGATAGATTAGAATTTAATCCTAGTTCGTTGTGTCCTTTAAAAAATCTGTCAAGTACGTATTCGCCTTCGCCTAATACATAGTAATCAACTAAATTCTGTTCTAAAAATAATCTACCTACTGTTTTATTTTCTTCAATTTCATAAGATATGCCTGATCCACCTATGATTATTTTAACATTAGATTTTGATCTAATTTTTTGCAGTAACAGTTGAGTGATTAAAATTTGTTGGTAACTAAACAACGTTATAGCAATTAAATCAGCAGCTGAATCAGCCAGCATGGTTTCTACAGCCATGTCAATTAATGAATCAATCTTGTCAAGAAGATCTGAATGTTCAGGATTTTTTAATATGGGTAAAAAAACATAGGCATGATTCCATACAGTATCGCCTAAGTGTTGTTTTAGAAACACGTTCAAGTCAAATATGTTGTATTGTATCGAATTACTACGACATACACCTGCTATAAATCCAATAGCCGCAGGAGGCTTTTCAACGGTCAATAATCCTGACGAAACAATCA